TCTTGCTCCTTTATAGTTTCCAATAGATGATTCTTGAATAGCTTCATGCCAAAAAGCTTCTTTGTAGGCTATTGCTTTTGCAAAAGTTAAATCAAATAGCCATTCGTCACCAATGCGCTCGTTGATTATTTCTCTGTCTTGAATTTTGATTGATAAGATTCCAGCGGTCGCTGAAACCTCAATTGGTTTTCCTTTCATAATACGATTTTAATTGTTAGTGGTATAAAATTAATAAAATATTCTTTAAATAAAAATTATTCTTTTAATGCTTTCGTCTTTTGCTTGTACTCCTCAATAATATCTCGCAGCTCCTCCCTTGAATATTTTCGTGTTTCATGCGCCTTTGCGTGTAATTTAATTAGTTCATCTGCTCCTATGCGTTCCTGTATCCCTGTTTGATAGTTTAGTAAGTTTCCGTGTTTGTGTTGGTTACAGGCAACGCATTGACCGTGTACGTTTCTTTCGTCAAATGTTACTGCTTTGTGTGTTCCGCTGCTAAAATAGTGTCCTGCATCAAACTTACCTTTTAGTATTGTGTCGCAGCTTATGCAGTTTTTGTTCTGATCACGCTTACGAATAAACGAATTAAAATAACGTTGTGCTTTTTTAGTTAAGCTTTGCACCGTTTCAAGTTCTTCTTTTAACTTCTTCTTTTCTTTCTTCCAATTCTTGACCTTTGCAGTTTTTACCCATACCTTAACGCATTCAGACTTAAAGCAGTATTTTTGGTTAAAGTGCTTTGCTTCGAATTTTTCTTTGCAGTTTTTACAACGTGGCATTAGAATAGTCTTTGTTGTGCAATATGGCCTTTAATTCGTTTTATTGAAGCTTCGTAATACTCTTTGTCAATCTCACAAGCGGTTAAATTAAATCTTCTTTCGTGACAAGCTAAGGCCAAACTACCACTACCTAAATGCGTGTCAAGTATCTTATCTCCTTCTTTAGCATAAGTGTCAAGAAGAAAATTATATAATTGTCTTGGCTTTTGTGTTGGGTGTATTCTATGTTCTGAGCCTGCTATCCTAAACTTCCATATTTTAGATATTGTTGCAATGCCCTCAGATAAAGAGGCTATTTCAGCCATACTCATTGTAAAGTCAAAAGGTATACATTTATCCCAAACAAAAAAACCTTTAAATTGTGGCAACTCAAAATTATTTGCCCCCCAAATTATTTGGTTTTTACTTACTCTCAAAAGTTCATTCCAATATTCTTTTGTCGGCCTGCCCTCTAAACTTTTCATAGAACCATTTGCTCTCATATCTTTTGTAGGTTGGTTGACATCTCTATAAGGCGGGTCGACTATGGCTAAATCAAAGTAGTTATTTTCATATCTTGACATTAAAGCCATGTTATCTTCGTTGGTTATTTCTATTTTGTCGGTTACTTTCATTCGTCTTTTTGAAATATGTAAACTTCTTCTACGTTACAATCTATGTTAGTGCATAAGTGTACGTTTATTACTCCTTCGCCTTCTAAGTTAAAGTCTTCGTATTCGTGTTGCTCTTGCCATTTTATTGACTCTGTGCATTGTGGGCATTTCATAATTCTAATTTAGCATCGTTTATAATTTCTTTAAGCTTGTCTATTTCGTGTTTATGTTCTGCAATGATTATTTGATTTCTCAGATTAGATTTGCACTCCATATGGTATTCCTGTTCAAATTCTAAAAAGACGTTATGAAAATGCTCAATGTCCTCTGCGCTTTCCTTCATTGAATTTATTAAATCCTTTCTTGCTGGGTGTTTTTTTTCCAGCTCCTCAATGCTTTCTTTGAATTTGATTAGTACCGTCTTTAGGTTAATCTTGGCTTTTAATATTTCTAAGGTGTTCATTTTTCTTTAGCGTATATTTTATTGTAAACGTTGGGAGCTGGATTCTCTTGCTCATAATATAGGAATTTTTCTTTGTCAAACCACATTATGAGTTGACCTATCTGCCCAGCGGAGCGAGGCTTGATTTTATTAAAGTTTATTATAACTTGATTGTAATTTAAGTCCTCTCGGTGTACAGTTATCATGCACTTACCACTATTGAACCATTCAGAGCCTCCTTTCAAATCGTATGGACTTGGAACGCTTCGCTTTCCATTTATCTTTTCCGTAAGCTTTGGATGAATGATTGTATGAAGATGCAATTCGTTGTCCTCTGCAATTTGATTTCGGTAAGGCAATACAACCTCTAAATATTGAGCATACCCTCCATATTCGTGATACGGATGGCTTAAGTCTTTCCAGCTGTCAATGCTTGCTGTTTGTAATCCGCTTTTTTGTTTAAGCTCAACCGCATAATCATAGAACTGGAAAGGTGTCATCTTTGCTTTTACATCCTTCTTTGTTAAAATATGAAAGTGCTGAAATATCCAATCTAAGCTGCTCCGTATTTCTCTATCCTTGATTACGTTTCGTTCTTTAGGATTGAAGCTCTTGCCTGTAAGCTTGTGAATTAAATCTGCAACAATCTCAACGTTGCTACCGACATCAGGAAAGTAAACCAAATGCTTCCAACCATAAAACTTAGAAGTATTTAATAAGCACTCCATGAGAACTTGTGTTTTTCCTGACATTGGAAATCCAGTCCAATCTGTGCAGTTGCCTAATTGCATCGAATAAAACTCATGCAATCCATCCCAGCCTAAATACTTGCCCTTTTGATTGTAATTGTCTCGGTGTTTAAATATCTTATCAATTATGTCTCCAGTCTCTGTTACCTTGTATCCGTCTATTGCCACGCTGCTTTAAATTTAGTATGTTCACTTTTTGGTTCTTCTTTCTTTAGCCAATTCTTGGCGGTTAAATATAATGATTTGTATTTTTTATTTTGTTTAAAGTTTTCGATTGCATCTAAAACAGAATCGATTGTTTCTTGTGGATAGACGGATTCTAATTTCTTAAACTCGTCTTTTGACATAGACAAATGAGCGAAGCTCCTGTATATACTTTCATTATCACTAACACTATCACTTACACTTACACTATCGGGTTTTTTGGGTTTTTCAAAAAAGGCTTGGGTTTTTTGGGTTTCTTTGGCTTTCTTTGGCCTGCCTCCCTTAGCTCCGTTTATTCTTTGCCTATCAACAAATACATTGTACTTCTTTAAATCACGCTTTAGAGCCTGTCTAATGCCCTCAAATGCAATGTCAATGATAAACTCTGCCTCAGGATTCTCATCGGCGCAGTAAGAAAATATGTGTTTTATTAATTTGCCAGCTTGTTCATTGCTTAACTTCTCAAAGATTCCTCTCTGGTCCATATAAAGAATAAAGCTCTTTTTGTCTTTCGCCATAAAATCTTATTTAAAAAAAAACGATACGCTTTCAGGCGGTGGCAGCCTTACTCACGTATCGTAATAAACCTATGAAAAAAAGTCTTGCCACCAAACTTATTCAGAAATCAATCTATGTTTCCATAGAATAACCAAATTATGAACGCATAAAAATAATCAATTATTTGTTCCACGGTTCAACTCTTGTAATTTTTTTTATTAATCCTTTCCATTTACCCCAAGCATGTATCGCCTCAGACCTTGAATAAGCCACAACGTAGTCAATCGCCTGTAAGGGGTTTGACATGTCTTTATCGCTTTTGTATATGTTGTACTGAATCCTGAAGGTATGCAGCCTGCAATCCGTTCTTTTTACTCTGCGAGAGTAAAGCTCTACGTCAAAGTTATCCCAATCCTCCGTGTTTATTTTGTGCGCCATCCTTATAAGTTTTTGATATATTCCTTTACTTGTTTCTTCATGTACTTTTTATCCAACCACTCCAGAAGCTCAATAGTATTAAATACCATCGTGAACTCTTTGCCGTATTCGTCTTTCCCTACGAGGTAGGTTTCGTTGTCAGGCGTACTCATAAACGTGTTGATGTCATGAAGCCTCTTGGTTATTTTGTTCTTGGTCATTATCCGAATATTAAAATAGTGTAGTAATACACGGTTGCTAATGCGCATAAATATACTATGCCGTAAATCGTATCTTTTATTCCGTCTTTCATAATCTATTTGGTTTTTAAATTTATCAATTGTATAATATCTTCTTTGTCAAGCTTGTCATAAACTTGCTTTAATGTAATTCTAAACTTTGGCGGTTCGTGTTTGTACTTGCCTGTTTCCAATAATCCGATTTTACGAAAAAGCGAAACATCTAACCTTGTCAATTTATTTAATAAAGAAGCTTTTGTCATATCTATAAGGTTCATAATCTATTTATTTAAGTGTGTTAAGTTGTTTAGTAAATCGTTCATTTAATCTGCCGATGCACATTCCGTAGATAACTATATTGTGTTCGTTTTTCTTTTTGATATTAGGCATTTCTAAGCCGATACCAAAGGCATTTGACCATTCGGCATTGTCAATCCTTGTCTCAAAGTGTTCAATTGCTTCCTCAATCTCGATGAGAAGCTCTAAAATTTCCTTTCTGTTCATTGTTATTGGTTTTTTGATTTTGTAATTGCTTGAGCAAGTAAAACTTGAATCTCTTTATTTACGCTCCTCGCATTTTTCTTTGCTGATGCCTCTATTTTATCATAAAGGTCTTTCGGTAGGTATATTAATTTTTGTTTCATACCCCAAATATATATAATTTTTATATAACTTTTATATAATTGTTATATAATTTTCATATAAGTATGCAAAAATGATTAGAACAAGTGCGTTAGTCTTGCCACTTGACCGTTCTCTTTATGGTGTATAAAGCCTTCAACCGCCTTTGGAGCGTGCTGGAATCCTTTTTTGTGATGCCATGAATCCGCTCCGCTTGGGCTTCTTAAACTTTCAACGCATAGACCGATGTAATCTTTTGAAAATTTGTGATGCACATGATGTGTATAAACGTATCTATGCTTAGTTTTTGCCCATTCAATAGGAAATTCTGTTGCCATAAGCAAAGGTAGGTCTTGGTGCTTTGCGCCATCTCCGTGAGTTGTGCCAATAAGATTGTTTCCGAAACGGTATGCTTTGCGATGCCTCATTGAACAATCAAAAGTGATTTCATTGTTTCGCTTGAAATAGGTTTTCATAACCTCAGATAAGAAAAACCCCGACATCGTGTCGTGATTGCTTGGATTAAAAGTGAAATGTACTGGAGCAATCGCAATCAATTGGAGTAGTATATCCACATAGAGCTGCTTTGCAATTAAGAAATTGCTGTACCATTGTCCGTCGGTGTCTTGAGGAGTGCCGTTTGTTGTTTGCCGCCTCGGATTGTCGATATGCAAAATATCGTTTCCGCCTATGAATAATATCTTTTCGATAGGAAACCCTTGGGCTTTGTTTAAAATGCCTTGTACGCCCTCCTTTACCCTTTTAACGGCAATTTGATTGTTATAGCATTCGCCTGTTTCAAATGAATCCGCAAGTTTGCCGATGTGAATGTCTGCTGGATCAATAACAAGTAGGTATTCTTTTTTTTCTTCGCTTCGTTTTAATGTAGGATATTTAGGCGCAAACTTTTGCATATCCTCAATCAACTTTTTGCAGAGTTCTTCTAACTTGTTCTCGGCATCGTCTTTATGTAATGGATTCCTTTAAACCTCTATACTTGAAAAGCATTTCTGCTTCATCAGGCTTTAGTCGATATCGTTTGTTTTCACTCATACATATTTGTTGACCACCTTACCAGCTAAGAATAGAAAACCACCTACAATACAAAGCCCAATAATTAGCCACATATAGTTAGGTTTTTTACTTGCTTTTGCTTTCTGTACCTCTACTCGTGTTTCTAATCTTATAGTGTCTCGGTGTATCTTGTATTCTATTCTTGTTTCTAATCGTGTTTTGGGTACGAACACGTTTTCATAATGTACTATCGTATCTTTTGAACTAAAGTATTTCTCGTAGATAATTGTATCGCGGCGCACTACTGGAATCGAATCAATTGTTGCTATCCGAATCGTGTCGCTTGATATAATCGGTTCTAAGCCCTTTTTGAGAGCCTTGCGGTAGTGATGGTTCGCCGAGCAACTAAACAGCGTTAGAACGCAAATAAGACTATAAATTCGCATATTCTGCTTGGTCTTTGACTATGAACGATGGGCAACTTTTGTTGGCGAACTCATTGTGACCGTGAATCGTCATATCTTTATTGTACTTGTATATAAGCTCTTGCATTAATTTTACAAGCGAATCTTTTTGTTCTTTGGTTCGTGTATCTTTAGCTTTCTTCATATCCTTAGACATACCTCCGACGTATGCGACCCCAATAGAATTTTGATTTTGATTTCGCGTATGAGCTCCAGGCTTTTTAATTGACCGACCGCGTTCTATTTTTCCGTCTATATGTATGAGGAAATGATACCCTATTGTATTGAATCCTCTTGCAAGATGCCATCGCGTTATATCAGCGACATCATGCTCACGTCCTTCAGGGGTTGCCGTGCAGTGGATTATGATTTTATCTATCCTTCTCATTTATGTTCTTGAAGCCATGAGTAACTTCCTTTGCTCTTGCAAATAGGTTCTTGAGCGATTCCCAAAGGTCGATATTTTTTACCGCCTTGTAGTTTTCGTTTATACTTATAACCTCGATTGATACCAATACTAAGGCAAGAATTTTTGTAGTCATAAGCTCCACGCTGAAGAATGTCAGAACAATGTCATTTAAAATATAATAGTCGATGAGGTAAAACAGC